AGGACGAGGCCGATGTGCGGGAGTGGCTGCGGTTGTCGTTCAAGGCGGCGGGCGTTGAGGCCGTGAGTGCCGAGGACTTACCCGAGGATGGGGAGCCGTGTCATTAGCCCGCGTCCTGCGATTTCCCAAGCGTAAATCGCTGCTCGATCTAAACCAGGACGAGATAGACCGCGCCACGGTGGAGTTCATCGAGGCGAACAAGGCGGTTGAGGTTGCGCGTCGGCGGCGGAAGCACGCTTTGGACGCGATAGCCGAGCTGCGTGTGGAGCGGGAGAGGTTGGTACGGGAGGGTCGCAAATGACTTTCTGGATTCTGGTTGCTGTATTCGCTGCGTGTCAGGTGGCTGACCTTTGGCTGACCGCTAAGGCATTGAGCCTGGGGGCGCGTGAGGCCAACCCGGTGAGCGCGTGGCTTATCGAGAAGTCTGGAAGCGTTTGGGCGGGTGGGCTGCCTGTGAAGGTAGCCGTGACCGCGCTCATCGCTTGGAGCGGGTCGAGCGTGATCGCCGTGTTCGCCATTGGCCTATATGCCGCGTGGGTGCTGCCGAACAACTGGGGCGTTGTGAAGCGGCTCGGCGGATGAACGCTCACCAGCGGCGTAAGGCACGGCGAGCGGGGAGGCGCGAGGAATGGAAGCGGTCTATCGCGGCAAGCCGGGCCGAGTCGTTGTCCGCATCTGGCACGAGGTCACAGGCGAAACCCGCGCGGTAGTGTTCGCGTTCGCGGGGCCTGGGCGTCAGGAGTGTTGGGAGTCGCGCTGGATAAGGGGCGCTGACCTAGAGGGGTTGGTTATCAATGGGCAAGGGAAGCAAGCGCCGACCGGCGAGCGTGCCGGAGGCTGAACTAGAGGCGAACTGGGCGAGGATTTTTGGGTCGGCTACCCGCAAGGGCGCTGAATATTCCAATGGGATTCAAGAAAGGACAATCGGGCAATCCGGCGGGCAAGCCGAAGGGGACGCTGAACAAGGCGACCCGGGATGTACGGGAAGCCATCGCCCGCTTTGCTGAGGGCAACGCGGAGCAGTTTGCCGAGTGGATTGTGAAGGTGGCCGAGACAGACCCCGCTAAGGCGGCGGACCTGTACCTGAAGGCCATTGAGTATCACATCCCCAAGTTAGCGCGGTCGGAGGTCACGGGTCCTGGTGGTGGGCCTGTGGAGGGGAAGGTCGTCTTTGAGTTCGTCAAGCCTGAATCTAAGGGCTAGTTTCCCCGAGAAGTGCGCGCCGCTGGTTGTGCCTGGGCGCTACAAGGTCATCAAGGGTGGTCGCGGGTCCGGTAAGAGCTGGACGGTGGCGCGGCTTCAGTTGCTTGACGGGTTGCGTCAGCCGCTCCGCATCCTGTGTGGGCGTGAAACGCAGCGGTCTATCGCGGAGTCGGTTCATCACCTGTTGGCCTCGCAGATCGAGGCGTTGGGGTTGGGCGACTTCTATGAGGTCCAGGAGGCCCGCATCTTGGGGCGGAACGGGACGGAGTTCGCCTTCGCGGGGTTGCGGCAGCAGGGCGTCGTCAACCTGAAGTCTTACGAGGACTTCGACCGGGCGTGGATCGAGGAAGCGCAGGTCGTCACGAAGAAGTCGTGGGACACGCTTATCCCGACCATCCGCAAGCCGGGGTCGGAGATATGGCTGACCTTCAACCCGGACCTGGACACGGACGAGACTTATCAGCGGTTCGTGGTGAACCCGCCGCCGGGCGCGGTGGTGTTGACGCTGAACTGGCGGGACAACCCCTGGTTCCCTGCCGAGCTTGAGGCCGAGCGGATTGCCTGGCAGGACCGCGACCCCGAGGGGTATCGGAATGTTTGGGAGGGCGAGCCTCGGACGGTGGTCGAGGGGGCCATCTACGCAAGGGAAGTGATCGCGGCGATTGAGGAGCGTCGGGTACGCCCGGCTCCGTATGACCCGCTGCTGAAGGTCCACACCGTATGGGACCTGGGGTGGAACGACCAGAGCGCGATTGTGATGGTTCAACGGTCGGGCTCTGAGGTCCGGGTGATTGACTACATCGAGGACTCGCATAAGACCCTTGCCGATTATGTCGGGCTGTTGGAGCAGCGCAAATACCGTTGGGGCGTGGATTACCTGCCGCACGATGGGCGGTCCAAGAACTTGATGACCGGCAAGAGCCCCGAGGAGTTGCTGCGGACTCTCGGGCGGACGGTCCAGATCGTGCCGAACGCGGATGTGGAGCAGGGCATCGCGGCGGCGCGGTTGATGTTCCCGCGGGTGTTGTTCGACGAGGGCAAGGCGGCGCGGTTGGTTGAGTGCTTGAAGCGGTATCGGCGTCGCATCAACCAGTCAACGGGTCAGCCTGAAGGCCCGGAGCATGACGAATACAGCCACGGGGCGGATGCGTTCCGGTACCTGGCTGTGGTGGTGGACAAGCTGCGGAACGAGGACGGCTGGAAGCCGATTGAGTACCCGAGTCTGGGTGTGGTCTAGGAGGCGTTATGGCGATGAGCAAGATGCAGGAGGCGGAGTTCCGCCGACTGGTTGAGAGCGTTCAGGCGTTGCGTGAGGGGCTACAGGCGGCGCTTGAGCGGATTGCGGCGTTGGAGGCCAAGCGCGGCCCTGGGCGACCGAAGGCCGAGTGATGCGCTGGGTGCGCTATTTCGGCTCGCGCCACAACCTGTTGGTCGAGCTGGTGCGCGGGGGTTGGTTGGGTATCGGGGTGGAGTGGGACAAGGACCGTTTCGGGTGGCGCGCGGGCGTTCGTATCGGGTTGGCGTTCGTGTCGGCCCATTTTCTATTCGTGAGCAGGAATGGCTAAGAAGCACAAACTAACCGACCTTGAAATCCTGGCCGCTGTGAATGCGGCTCGGGATGACGCGCTCAACACCGATTCTTCGGACTTGGTGGCTGACCGTGCCGAGGCGCTGGACCGCTACTACGGTCGGCCCTATGGGGATGAGGTCGAGGGCCGTTCGGCGGTCGTCAGCCGCGATGTGTCGGACACGGTGGATTGGATCATGCCGTCGCTCATCCGCATCTTTGCGGGTGGTGATTCGGTGTTGGAGTTCAACCCTGTTGGTCCCGAGGACGAGGCGCAGGCGCAGCAGGAGACTGATTACACGAACCATGTGGTGACGCAGGAGAACCCGTGGTTCCTGATTGCTTACGATTGGTTCAAGGACGGGTTGTTGCTGCGGAACGGCTATGTGAAGGCCGTGTGGGACGAGTATTCCGAGCCGCGCTATTCGACCTATCGCAACCTATCGGTTGAGCAGTTGGCCCTGGTGGTCGGTGAGGACACCGAGGTTGCGGAGAAGCGTGAGAACGAGGACGGCACCTTTGATGTGAAGGTGCGGGACTATCGGGAGCAGGGTCGGGTTTGCATCAAGGCCGTGCCGCCCGAGGAAGTGATTGTTTCTCGGAACTGTCGTGGGCCGGTGTCCGAGGCCGAGTATGTTGAGCATCGCCCGCCGATGACCCGTTCGGACTTGGTGGCGATGGGGCTGCCGAGGGACTGGGTGGATGGGCTGCCCGCCAATACCAGCGACGGCAAGTTCGATGAGGACGCCATCGCCCGCGCCTTCGATGAGGACGCGGACGATGTGGCGGCGTATGCCCGTGATCGGGAGCGCGTGGACTACCGCGAGGTTTACATCCGGCTGGATGTGGACGGTGATGGGGTGTCCGAGCTGCGTCGAATCGTGGTGTGCGGGAACGAGATTGCGCCCGGTGCGGAGTGGAACACCGAGGTTGATGGGATACCGTTTGCTTCGTTGAGCCCGAACCGTGTGCCGCACCGTCATGTGGGGCGGTCGGTGGTGGATGAGATTGAGGACCTTGCCAAGATAAAGACGACGCTGTGGCGTCAGCTCTTGGACAATGTGTACCTGACCAACAACCAGCGGGTTGTGGTCAATGCGAATGTGAACCTGTCCGACCTGTTGGTGTCGCGTCCGGGCGGTATCGTGCGGACGACGGGGATGCCGGGGGCGGATGTGGTGCCGCTGGTGACGCAGCCCATCGTCGGGCAGGTCGCCCCGGTGCTGGAGATGGTCGATTATGTGAAGGAGATGCGGACGGGCGTCGGTCGCGCGTCCCAGGGGCTTGACGCTGACACGCTGAAGCAGTCCACGAAGGGCGCGTATCTGGCGGCGGTGGGGCAGGCCAACCAGAAGATTGAGATGATCGCGCGGATGTTCGCGGAGACAGGCGTGAAGGACCTGTTCCAGCTCGTCCACGGGCTGCTGTTGAAGAACCAGGACCAGGAGAAGGTGGTCCGGTTGCGGAACACTTGGGTTCCGGTGAACCCGTCCGAGTGGCGCGAGCGGTATGACCTCACCGTGAGTGTCGGGCTGGGGACGGGCACGGCTGAGGAGCGCATCCAGAAGGTTCAGGCGCTGGCGATGGGTCAGGCGCAGCTCGCGCCGTTCGGGCTCGTTGGGCCGAAGGAAGCGTATGCCTCGTTCGCTGAGGGCGTGAAGGCGATTGGGTACAAGAACGCCTCGAAGTTCGCGATGGACCCCGACTCGCCGCAGTACCAGCAGATGATGGCCTCGAAGCCGCCGGTGGCTGACCCGCTGACCGAGAGCAAGAAGATCGAGGTTCAGGGCAAGTTACAGGCCGAGCAGATGCGCGCTCAGGCCGAGCAGCCCTCGAAGGAAGCGGATTTGATGCTGCGGAAGTACGAGATTGACCTGCGGGCGCAGTTGGAGCGGGAGAAGGCGCAGATGGCGGCGCGTGCCGAGGTCGAGCGTGCGGCGATTGAGGCGCGGCAGGCCGAGGCAGACCGTCGGGTTGAGATGGTAGTCGAGCAGTTGAAGGCGAATGTAGACCTCTACATCGCCAACCTCGACGCGAAGATGGAGCAGTTGGGGATGGGGCTGAAGGCGGCGCAGGAATCGCAGCGTGCGATGGAGGGTTGATTGGACAAGGACGACGAGATTAGGCGGGGGCAGGAAGCGGCGGATCTGCTGCGGAAACCCATGTTGAAGGGCGCGTTTGATGGGGTCGAATCGCAGTTGGTCGCGCAGATGCGTGCCAGCGGGTTCAAGGACTCGGAGACGCATCACCGTTTGGTGATTGCGTTGCAGATGCTTGCCGCCATCAAGCGGAGCATAGAGCAGACCGTGGAGAACGGTCAGATTGCGAAGTTAGAACTTGAGCAGCGGGGCAAGTTGTCCCGGCTGTTCGGCTGA